GGTTGTGCCTACCTGCACTTCGTACCGCTTGCCAATCTTCATGCGATTGACAACGGCCAGAGGGTGGCTCTCGTCAATCAGGGAATCGCGCAGTTCTCCCATTCTTACCAGGATAGGCCCCTCGCCATATCCTTCCATGACCCTCTCGAAGATAGTACGTGGAGCCAACTCCACCCACCGGTCACTGCCAATCTCGGGGTTCTGGCCTTCTCCCTCGAAAGTGCGTTGTAAGACCTCGTGGGCGGAATCAATGGCAACTTCGCCAAGGAACTCTGCGAGTTCATCAGCCTGTCGTTCCAGGTTCTGCATCAAAGAGTCCCACTGTGCCCTGGAAGCCTCTTGCATTTTGAATATGACGCGGAAATTCACGCCGTTGCCCCCTACGCGGTCTTTTCCCGAACCCCGGTGCGCATCATTTCCTCCACGCACTCTTTGCGCCAGGCGATGGTCTGAAGGTCGTCCCACAGCCATTCTGGTTGGTCGAGCAAGCCCCCGCCTGCTGGAAGTTGCTGCCAGCCGAACATCTCTACGATCTGCCAGACGCGCCAGGAGTAATCCATATCGTAGAGTTCCCAGTCGTCTCGTTCTACGTCAACGGCTTTCTGCTTGCGCCTCTTGAGCCAGAACAGCAGCCTTTGGTCGAGTTCTAGCTGCTGCTTGGCTCTTTCGGTTCCCCCTGCTTCTCAGCTTCGCCCCCTTCGGCTTCCTCTTTGGGGCGCTTGGGCACCCAATGGGGATTCATGGCATATACCGCCTGCTCCCAAAGCATAACCAGGGCTTCAGGCAGGGCGATAAAGTCCTCGAAGGACATGGGCAGGGAGAGTTGCGACGTGGATTTACCAGAGGCATCGGGTACGTTCTTGATCTGCTTCGTTGCCGCCATGACCTCGGGATACGTTCGGATGGCCACGAACCGGTATTGCAGTTCGTTGCCAATCTCCGCTCCCTCCTCGATCTTCCTGGCCCGCAACTGCGCGTCCATTCTCTGCGACAAAGATGCTCTGGTAAATCCACGTTCCAGGCTGGCCTGGACCACGGTGATCTCGATGTTATAGTCGTCGTCCCGGTACTCTACTACGGATTCTCTAGGCATTTAGGTCCCCCTTTTCATTCCTAGTCCGACTCGTACTCGTAGCAGACCATCAGCTTGACACCAGTGCCCGGAGGTGCGTTCATGGTGATCGTCGCCCCCACCCTGGTATAGGCATGGGTCAGAATACCGTCCAGGGTGAGTTCAAACACGCCGCTTTCGTAGGGCGTCTGAGACAACACAAACGCAGTCTCCGAGTTGTTGCCCACAAAGGCATCCAGCATGAACTTTTCGTCGGTCACGACGCGCACGAACTGCGCCTTGGTGAAGCCGTTCAGCAGAACGGTGAACGCCCGGCCCAGCTCATCCACAGTAGACTCGTTGGCCACCAGAGAGTAGACGTACTCGGATACCGTCTGGTACTCCATCGTGGACGGCCTGACAGCAGCCAGGGCATTCAGAAACACGTAGGTTTCCCACTTCTTGTTGCCGAAACTGGCCAGCGATTCATCGGCCTCGATGACCTGGCGGCATCCCCACAGGATCAAGTTCGGCTCTTCACCCTGCTTGTTCGTGCCAAAGCCGATTTTGCGGCGGTTGACCGAACCCCACTGCAAGGTTCCTGTGACCAGTGCGATGACAGGCCCGGCGCCCTTGCTCACACGCAGTTCGCCAGAGGCGGTTTCAGTTGGCGGCAAGATCCAGGTGTAATACACCCGGTCGTCGCCCGTTACCGGCTGGCGCACCACGTCGGACAAGGTTACGCTCAGAGCGTTTGCGCCCTCCACCCTCAACCCATTGTACGCTGTACCAATAGCCGTGCCAGCGGGGATCAGGATCATGCCGTCATCATCGCGCAAGGCAACGCGCACATGACGTAACCCAATTCCACTTATGCTTTCGTTTTCAGCCATCAGAAAATCCTCCTTCCCTTTCTCTCTTGACTTGCGACTGCCTACTCGAAGCGGTCAGCCGCATAGAACACGTATCCGTGAAATCGCAGTGCCTCGTACTCGATATTGAAGGCACGGTCCCACCTATGTCCACTTCGCACTTGGAAGCCAATACCCTTCAGTGCTGTGCCACATCCAGCATCCAGACTATCCGGGATGCCCTTCAGTAAGGTCAACAGCATGTTTCGCACAGGCCGGATATTGACGTAGCCCCTACCGCGATCATAGACTCTCACGACGATGAATTGTTTCCCGTCTCGATAACTTGTCGGCTCCTCTCCATCGTCCTGAACGCTCACGGCCAGCACTCGATTGGTCTGCGTTGGGTCTTCTCTCCGCACCTTGACCGCCGCGTTCAACACCTCTTCGGTCAACTCTCCCGATTCCAACACGCTATCTTGCCCACCTGCGCCGGAGTTGACAATCAAGTTACGCAGTTGCCAGCAATCCGCATGATGACGCAGGTACTCAACAACCAATTCGCAAAGATCAGTCCCGGCCACTTGGTACCTCGTTTCCCATCAGGAAATTCGTTCTGGCCGAGTTTCCGCAATCCTCACAGGACAGGATCAGCACATTGTCCTCGAACGACCAGCGCAAGTTCGTTCCCGCACACTGAGCGCAACGAAACTTGCCCCACAACGACGTGGCCGGAATGATGAACGAGTCGGACATGGAGTCCGGCATCGCTCCTGGATTATGGTTGATACTCATCGGCCATTGCCTCCCACTTGTGTGGAAATCTCTGCGCACTCAACACGCGCAAGGTCTTGATGATACCGCTCGCGGTATGGGTCGTTCTGAGTTCGTCGCCACCCTTGATGCCGCCCGTCACGTTCCAGGGAGCTAGAATCACATAACGGTATCGGCCCGTGCTTTGTTCTGCGCCCATACCGGATGGACTCACTTCCTGAAATCCGCGCTCGGTGGCCCCGGAAACCTTACCGGTAAACGAGCCGACAATCTCCGGATCCCCGCCATGTTTGCCAACACGATAGAGGGCAACGGCGGTTGGGTCCTCGTCTATGATCTTCTGTGTGTCCCGGCGCATTACCAGCAAATTGAATGTTCTCATATACTCACCATCGTTGCGCCGTACTTCTCGATGCACTGTGCCCGCAGGTCTTTGACATATTGCTTGGCGGTTTCAGGGACAAAGTGTTTCGTGATCCGGCCCAGGCCCTCGGCATAGTCCGGCTCGACCGACATTTCTGCGCCGCGACCGTCCAGGAATTCGGCAACTGCCAAGTCTCGCACAATGTCCAGGTCTACCGCAGGAACGGTAGTGTAGGCCGTTTCGCCTACGTTGAGCGCATGAGCCGCGCTATACACAAGGTCTACGGTCAGCCCGGCCACGGATGGAATAGGCCAAAGGCCAATCTGCGTACCTTGCTGATACCAACTACCCTGTATTCTGTCTGCCTGCAAAGCGCGCCGAATGTCCCGAGTCACACGCATCGAGTATTGGTTGTAGGCGTCCTCTGCCGCATCGATGGTCGGCCAATCTTCCTGGGCGGCAGTCAGGGTCGTGCCACTTGTGCCTAGAGGCCACCAATCCACGCTGACGATGCTGAGCAAGTCACTGGGCAGGTCATAGAGTTGCTGGTTGGCAACGGATGTCAAGGTCGCTGTCTTGATAGAAGCATTGTAGCGACTGTAGAATCTGACCGCAGCGGCCACCCAGCGTTTGAGTTGCGGGTCCGTCCACGTCTCCGTGGTAATCTTGTCTCGAACGGCCTGATAGATGTCAACTAGGGTCAGGCTCATTTGTGCCTCCCATTATGGCCCGTTGCTCTGGCCACTGTGCGTAAAAAGCGTCTGCCGCCTTCTGCCTGGGCCAGGTCTTGCGATGCAAGAGCTTGGCGTCAAATGGCGCATAGTCGAGCACGCCCTTGGGTATGTGCAGATGCTCATGGATACGCCCCTGAAATCTCAGGTGCTTCCGAAACAGGCGAACGTGCGGCTCGACGCTCCTGAGCATGTTATCCGGCGCCTCGTATCCAATTTGATTGTCTCGGAATACGACCAAGCCCACAATCTCCTCGTCCCACAAATATCTCTTCAGCCAGGCCGCGATGTAGTCCAGCAATGCTCTCTGCGGCCACTCGTCGGCGTCCAGGTGTAGCACCCACGGCGTGTCTACCATCTCCAACCCGGCGTTCCTGGCGGCGCTAAAGTCCATGCCAAGCGGCCTGACCAATACCTTCTTACTGTAGCACCTGGCGATCCTCTCTGTGCCATCGGTGCTTTTGTTGTCTACGACAAGGGCCATGTCCGTGACATATGGGCCAACATAATTGAGCAGAGATTGCAGGAGCAGTTCCTCATTGCACGCTAACATGTGGAGTGTCAACATCCACTTCCCCCCTTGATCCACCGTTGGCGTCGAATGTCGTCGGATTCGGATGCCATACTCCATCTTGCCAGCGTCCCTTGGTCGTGTCCAGGCGCACGGTAGTAGCCCGCAACCCTTGATCCAGCCGGAACACCTGTACCCACAGGTAGCGGTGTCCCTGGCCGTAGTAATGCGCCTCCCACTCGAAATCGACCAGAATATCTTCCCAATGGGAGCGCCTTCTCAGGTGCGTGCGCTCCCCAAATGCCTTCGGGTAGTAGACAGTTGGCACCGAGAACATGACGGTCTGTGCGCCGGTCATCAGGGCTGACCGCAGCATAATCTCTACTTCGTGCTGCTGGTATCCCTGAAAGACGTTCATGCTCAGTACGGCGTCAAAGTTGCCCTCGATCTTATCAAGCTCCCACAATTTCGTTGAGATGACGTTGACTGGGAGATGGTTCTCCGCCAATGTCTGGCGAGCCTTGCCCGCCTGTTTGGGTTCTACGGCGACGGTAGCGTTATACCCATTTCGCACAAGCCAGTCGTAGAGTACGCCTTCGCCAAAGCCCAGGCAGAGTACCTTGGCCCCGGCGGGTACTCGTTCCCGCACGGCGGTGTAAAAGTCGGTGTGTTCTTTGTCCAGGGCCGAGTCGATGACTTCCGCCGGAGGTATAATGGGCCTGCGAACCGCGTCTGGTTCCAGGGAGTTGATAAGGTCGGCGGCCTGTCTCCCAATGGCATCGGCGCCATGTGTCTGCTCGTACCAGTCGGCGCATCGCCAGGCCCGCTCCTGTGCTTCCTCACGGTTCCGGTAGACCCAACGCATGGTCTCGATGACTTGATCCCAATCCGGGATTCGCCATTTGCCCCCGAGCGGGCTTTCCTCTTCTACTTTCACGCGAATGGGCCAGTTCACCTCTGGATTGGCTAGATCGGACATTCCTGTATGATTGGTAAAGAGCGTTGGGCAACCGGCGAGCATTGCTTCTCGTGGCGGCAGTCCAAACCCCTCGCCTTTGGAGGGGAACACGTAACAGTCTACGGTATGCACCAGCCATTGCCTTGTCCTGTTGACCAGCCAGTTGTCGTTGTGGATGGTCACTCTCTGGTCTGGAAACTTGGGAATGTGTTCCTGGCCTACTCCCATGATACCAAGGCGGGTCTTGAGATGCAGGGCCACGTCCTTTTCGGTTGGGAACGCCTTGGTGAAACAGTCCACAAGTTCCAGCGGGCTCTTCCTTCCCGTCAGGGTTCCGTGCATCCCAAACACAAACGGTTGGTTTTTGCGGCGCCTCCTTTCCCCACGATAGGCCCGATATGCTGGATTAGGAATCAGTGGCATGATCCTAATAGGGCGATCCACAAACTCAGCAAAGATGTTGGCGCAGTATTCACTTGGCACCAGGAGCATGTCTACGATTGCACAGTCGTGCCGCCACTCCGGTAGGTTCCGCAGCGGGTTGTCCGCCTCGTACATGGTGAATCCGATCTTGTACGGCGTCGGCAGCTTTGGGAATTCGCCCGGAGTGGCCATGCAAATTCCCACTTTCATTGGCCCTGGGTGCGGCATGGATAGCAGTTCCACGATCCTGTTGTCCACACCGACCAGGGAGTGAAACCACGTCCAAGCGGTGTGAATCTTGATGCCCGCTCTATCCAGGGCCAGTACCATTTGCGACGCCGCAGTACCGTATCCATCTCCAAGGCTGAACGGGCTTGCCCAGAAGATGTGCGTGCCGTCATGCTCTTTCCAGAGATGGTTCAACATCTCCACCGGCTGCTTGATGTCCGCAACGCGGAATTTCCAAAAGCGCATGGCCACGTCATAGGGCACGTCCACCCATTCGCCCATGTCCATCGGGGGCAGGATGATGCCACTGTGCGCATCACCCTGCCTCCGTCCAGTTACGTTCCGCACTTCCACCGCAGGTCCCCCCTTTGTGGTGTTATGCAGCGATTGCCAGAGTCGCGTAGAGCTCGCGCACGCAGAAGAACTTGGCGTAGCGCGTCCGCACGTTGCGAGACCACTTGTCGGTGTTCAGGTACGCACCGGGCAGAGTGGCATCGTCGTAGGGCAGGTACTCCGCGTATACCTTCGGCATGGGCGTGATCGGAATGTACGGCGCGAACACGTAGCCGGTGTCCGTCTGGCTGCGCGGGTAGACGCCCATGATGGCACGGTTGGTGTTGAGGCCGGGAGACACAAAGATGTCCCACAGTCCTTCAATCGAGCCAATCTTTTCAACGCCGAGCGGGAAGTTGTCGATCTCCCTCGGAGCGGGCTTGAAGTTCATCATCTTGCGCAGGAAGGTTCCAACGTGCCTGCCGCAGAGGATCCAGTCAGCGGGGCGGTAGCGGTTGCCGAACAGCATGTCTTCGGCATCGATGGCCGCGTGGCCCAGAGTCTCGTACCACTCCTTGGCGGTGTACCCGGCGGGGACAGTCCAAGACCAGTTGACGTTGCCCGCATTGGCCCACAGCAACATCTCGGCGATGATGACTGCATCCAACTCGCGCAGGATTTCCTCCGACATCTGGTTGACCAGTTCCGACTCCACGTCGATGTTGAGAGCGCCCCGAGCGTCCTCTTCCACTTCCTGAGACCAGACGGCGCCCAGGATACGCTTCTCGGCGGTTACGGTTGCCTTGGTGATCTGCATCTTGATGCGCTTCGGCACCGAGTTCTCCTGGCCGACGCTGTAGTCACTGTCGGAAACGGTCAGGCTCGTAT